GCCTCGGCGGCTTCGAAGCGCTTTATCTGCGGAACGAGTGCAGTATCCTCAATCAGTCCAGGCGAAATATTTCGCCAACTAACCTTTGGGTCCGTGTAGGGTAGGCAGCCTGCCGGATAATGGAGATCTGGTGACACCGCTACGGCTGCCGCTCCGAGGTGAAGAGATCCGTCTTCAACGGCCTCGGTGTTGTTGTAATGTTGGACCATCAGCATGATGTCTTGTCGATCGATTCCCAATTGGTGCATTCTTGTCGCAATGGTGGTGGCAGACACGGCGCCCATCAGTGATTGGTAGAGATCATGCGGCATTGAGAACGCAGCACTCTGACCATTTCTAGCGATACTGATTGTGGGCTTTTTACCGTCCGCATAATGCCTTACAACACTATTCCACCCAGGCCTTGACGCGACGCCATAAGTGCTGCGTAGCATGCGCGTATGGTGCATAAGACGCGGTAACCAGCTACAATAGGAGAACGAATAACTCGGCAGCAACCAGACAAAAGCCCGGTGCTCTGCCTCGTAAGGCCTAACCGCACATACCTTATACACGACCTTACGACGGTAGCCAACGAACCTGAGGGCTCGTGAGAGGCCATCCATGCAGTCAAATTCGCGAAACTCCCCGCCGGAACACCACGACCACACTGGGTTAATCCAAGAACCACCCCCGGACACGTTGTAGTGGACTTGATCGTCCTTGATAGTAAACGGCGTGTCCATGTCCATGCCAGCTGGCGCAAAGGGTTGGAATGTGTAAAACACGATCGGCTGCCTTGTTGTAGCGAGCCGTGCCAGACTGGATTCGGGCATGTAATAATCGACGTCGATACCGACAATAACGGAATTGTCGGGCACATCGTCGAAACGACGGCGGGTGTGGAGGTCTTGGACAATGATATGCTCGGCGCTGGCAGGTGCGTCTTGATCGTCCGCACTCGACGGATTGATATTATAAACCGTATAGCCAGCTGCGTGAGCCTTTCGATACGCAGCCACTCGGGCATCATCCCGATAACCGCCCGACAAGCCATGGCCGTTATTCGACTTGCGAGGAGCGGGAACCGGGTAAGCACCTTGGTAATCGATCTGACACCTGTGTACAACCCTCGTAGCATTAATAATAGCGGTGTTGATTGTTGCCAGGAATGAGCTAGAAACGAAGCGCGATGCCTCGAATACACGGTAAGTTCGCCACAGCCGATACAAGACATAGGCGAATCCAAGATCCCTGGCGCGATGCCAGAGGGATTGGAAGATTTGAGCAATCCGCGATTGAATAACTCGTAATACCGCGCCCATTCCATACACTCAAG